TATAAAGAAGTTGAAAAAAAATGCAAATTAATAAACAGGTTCGCAAGTGTCAACAAGGAAACAAAAATAATACATATAAAAAACATAGAGGTTAGAACTTTAAATTGTTTAAACCAAGGTGGGTATTTAAATTCAGAAACTAAAGTAAAAGAATTTAAAAACATTAAAATTAGTGAATTAAAAAGATTAAGGAGTTTTGGAAAAAAAAGCTTAGATGAAATTAAAGAAATTTGTTTTTATGCTGGTGTTGCATTATTGCCTTAACTGTAATTAAAGCACAAAAATAAACTAAATAAAGAAAGCATTATGATAGAATATAACCCTGAGCTAACAGAACAGATAGAAGAAGTAGATTATAGCAAGATAGCAAACGATTGTTTTATAGATGTAGATCAAAAGATAGAGATGCAACCCATTGCTTTAAGCCTAGGTAAGCATGAGCATAGGGGCGTAATGTATGATACTCCTATTGCTTCATATGGAGACTTCTTTTGCCTAATAGGTGCTAGCAAATCACGTAAGACCTACGCAAAGAAGGGTATTATCTCATCGTACATAGGCGGGAATGCATCTTCTTATTTTCCAGACCTCAAAGGACATGGCAACAAAGACAAAGTAATTATAGACAACGATACAGAACAAAGTAAATTCCACGCACAAAGAGGAGCAAGGCAAATACTTAACATGGTGGGAAGTAAGTACCCTTATTATAAACCTTATGAAATGCGATCACTAGGTTACAAGGATAGAATAGGCTTAATCAAATGGCAATTAGAAAACATTGATAATATTGGCTTAATGTTTATCGATGGAATAGCGGACTTAGTAAGAAACGTTAACGACCTAGACGAATGTAATGATCTAGTGCAAATGTTAATGTCATGGAGTAAAGAATATAATATTGCAATAGGAACTATATTGCACATTAATTACGGTGGTATAAAAGCTACAGGACACTTAGGAAGTGCCGTAACTAAGAAAGCTGAAACAGTTGTACTGGTAGAAACAACGGAAGGTGTTACAAGCCTTAAAGCAAACCTAACGCGTAACATATCATTTAATGATATTGAATTCGAGGTGGGGACTGATGGACTGCCAAAGCAAAGCGATTTATTAAACAGTAGTAGAGGATATTAATTTAAAACAAACAAGATGAAAGAATTAACAGCAAAAAAATACTTAGAAAGTAAAGGGTTAAATGACCACGATTATATGGATAGTGGTATGATAAATCATATTAGCGAAATGATGGAGGAGTATCACAAACAGCAATTAATTTTGATTGGTGTTGCTAATTATCAATTTGAGAATTACGCAGAGTTTTGTATTGAATGCGACAGAAAAGGAATGAAGCCGTTAACTCACGAAGATTATTTAAAGTTATGAAAACAGAACAAGGAATAATGCATTTAATAAAAAAGTTTAAAAAAACAGTAAAAGGCAGGGATCAACAGGTTTGGATCAATGACAAAGAGCGCAACGCATTAGGTTCTATTATTAAATTTTATAACGATAATGAACGTAATATAAACTACTCGCAAGAACCATTTGCTAAGTTATATTTATTCTTATACTGCGAACTTCTAGCAATGCGTGAGCATCAAGATAAGAATATTAAGCCAGCCAACTTACTATCTAAAATATTAAACAGTCCGTTTAGCTTTCAGATACAAGACATACAAGCAAGGCTTAACGGTTACAAGCAAGATCAGTTTATAAACTCAACTTTAAATGCTAACAAGATAACTAGCGATATGACAGATGAACAATACAATAAGGCAAAGGAAGGACTTAATAAGGTTGATCTAGGTAAGATTACAGACAACCAACTCAGCTATGATGAAGTTAAGAATGCTTTATTTAGTGAGGTCAATAAGCAATTGGAAAACTATAACTAATGGAAATTAACGAAGCACTAAGCAGATGTTTTAAAAAGAATATCAAAGTATATCCTGAGATAAAAGGCTCAGTTTATAGAGTAGTAATAAACATAAGCGGAAAGGAAACAATAGGCAAGAAAATATTTAGTCAGAAAACTATTGTTAAAGCGATAGAAAAGACTTATCTTTATTTGGCTTAACGTACCGCAGATAAGATTAGTTGCGTAGAATATTAACAGAATTAAATAAATAAGCGATGAATAAAATAGACCTAGTTAAAATAGTGGATAAAATTTGGATTAATGAAGGAATGCCAAATAATGTAAATAAAGTTTTTGCTATTACTTGCTTACAAGAACTTGAAGAGCAATTAATTTTATCTGGTGTTGTAGGTAGTTGTGTGGATAAAGAAAAACAAGCCTATGAAGACGGCTTTGAACATGGTTGTACTGCAACTGCTAATGAGTTTGGCAGTAGGTTTTAACACTATTACCTACAACATAGGTATATTAAAACGTTTTAATGTTTAATATACAAAGTTAAGCATATAAACTTATAAACAAAAACTAATCATAAACCTTTAAACTTATAAAAATAGTTGCATATTAAATAAAAAATAGTATATTTGGGAAAAATATATAATCTTGAGCGTACTTCATGAACTAGCAAAGCAAAACAATAAGTGGAAAGCATACGCATTTAAGATATGCAACGATATAGATATTGCTAACGACTTAGTGCAAGAGATGTATTTAAAATTCCATCGTAACAACTACACAAAAACAGATGCAGGATATGTTTACTGGGCTTTAAAGAACTTATACAGAGATACGTTTAAAAACAAACTGCAAACTATCTCTTTGGATTTAATCACAGAGCTACAGCATAAGACGCAGGAGCAAATAGATTATCAACCTTCTGACGCTGATAACTTAGTTAAAAGAAAGCTAGAAGATCACAACGCATATTATGCTGAATTGGCTTTAATGAATGCAGATGGAAAGTCATTAAGAAAATTAGCGTATCTTTATAAAAAGAACCACGTAACAATTCATCTTAACATAAAAATAATTAAAGATAGCTTACTAACCGATAAAGAAGTTAAAGAAGTTTACTTATCACTTAAATAAAACACCATGGCAAGACCTAAAGGAAGTACCAACAAAAAGACAACAAAGAAAAAGTTTGTAACTAAAGAACAACAGACAACAAGCACCAAAGCATTAGGGGACATCATAAGCGACTTTACAACCCTGCTAGGTATACAGAAGTGCGAGTCATGCGATAGACGCCACAAGATACTTAATAGGTTTATTCCTTTTAACTCGACTAAGGGTAAGATGACTAAGGAGCAATACAACGACTGGAAAGCTTTTAAATCATTAGAGACAACAACCCTAAACGATTCTCACATGGATCTTATAGAAGACACCAACTGGGCTATCTACGGTAGAGTAACTAACCCAACGTGTAGAACTTGTCAAGGCACTGCATCTGCATGGCTGCAATTGATCAAAGGAGTAGATCAGGTTTACAACGAATACTAAATTCAGTTAACTAATTTAAACTGATTAAAATGGATGGAAGAAAAAACAACAAGGGAGTTAAAGGAAACAACGGAGGTAGACCAGGGAAAGCCGAAGAGCAAAAGTTGGTTGAAAAGTTAACGCCTCTAATCGGTAAAGGATATAAGGCACTTGAAAGTGGTTTAGATAATGATCAATCTTGGGCTGTTAAACTATTCTTTGAGTACCTCTACGGTAAGCCAAAGCAATCAGTAGACGTTACCAGCGGAGGCGATAAGATAAAGCAACAGATACTAAGTGTTAATCCTTTAATTGAATCAGAAGATGATTGAACACGTAGTTTGTTTTTTACTTGTAATAGGTTATTGTATTTTAGTTTTAATTAACTATATAAATAATGATTAAAGCAACTACAGCCTTAAATAAAATAATAGGTTTAAAAAAGCGTATTTGGTGTTTACAGGGATCACAGGGAGCAGCCAAGACTTATAGCGCGTGTATAATCATTATAGACCTACTAGCACAAGAGAACAACAAAGAGTACTATATAGTGTCGTCTGAACTGTCAAAGATGCGTGACACCGTCTTAAAAGACTGCATCAATATAATTGATCAGCTAGGCATTAAATGTAAGATGACTGGTATCGATTTTGGATCTCCTAAGATAGTATTCCCTACTGGCTCATTTATACGCTTTATAGGGTTAGATAAAGACGATGTAGGTAAAGGTTTACGCTCCGACCTTGTATATGTCAATGAAGCAAACAAGATTAACTTTGAATCATACAGAGAGTTAACCAGTAGAGCCAAGCGCATTATAATTGATTACAATCCAAACGTGGAGTTTTGGGCACACAAAGAAGTAATCCCACGCGATGACTGCGACTTTATTAAACTTACTTTCCTAGATAACGAGTACCTCAGCAAAGAAGAGCGTGCCGAAATACTAAGATACAAAACTAAAGGCTACAACGAAGACGGCAGTATCAAAAGTGAGTACTGGGCTAACAAGTGGCAGGTTTACGGCTTAGGTAATACAGGCGGCATTGAGGGTGTTATCTTTGAATCATTTAAAGAGATAGATCAATTGCCAGAGGGCGCAAGGTTATTAGGGCATGGTATGGACTTTGGATATACAAATGATCCCACCGCTATCACATCGATATACAAATACAACGATAGTATTATATTAGACGAAGAGGTGTACTCTACTGGTTTACTTAACTCAGACATTATAAGGCTATGTAAGCAACAATCTATTGGAACAGCTCTATATGTATATGCGGATGCAGCAGAGCCAAAGAGCATAGCAGAGATTAAGCGAGGCGGTATAAGAGTACTACCAGCAAAGAAAGGTGCTGATAGCATCAACTTTGGTATCGGCTTGATGCAGGAGCAAGATATAATCATTACCAAGCGATCTAAGAACATTATAAAAGAGTTTCAATCTTATACATGGGCTAAGACTAGAACTGGCGAGCGACTTAACAAACCTATCGACATGAACAATCACGCTATCGATGGGATTCGTTACTGTATTATGGAGCTATTCGGAAAGCCTAAAGGAGTTTATCATGTGTCGTAATTAAATAAGCCTTACATTTACACAAACTTAAAAACAAAAACAATGGACAATCAAAAAGAAAATATACTAAGGCAAGCCATAAGCTATTGCATAGATAACAACAACGTAAAAACATCTACTGAAAAGGTATTAGAATATATTAAAGATGAGTTGGAAGATCAAAGAATAAAAAACGATAAGTTGGTTGAGTTTGCTAACGAGTTAAAAAAGGTAGGGTATAATGACTTTGATTATATAGAAAAGGTAGTTAATACTTATACTAAAAATATTAAGCAAATAAATAAACTTAAGAAATAATGACAATAAACACACCTACAGAACTAAGCGAGATCACTCTAATACAGTTTATGACTTACAACCAGTATCTCAATGCCAACAAAGAGATCACGCAGGAGAAAGCAGATAAAAAGATGGTAAGCGTATTTTGTAAGTTAAGCATTAAAGAAGTCGATCAAATACCTATTAAGGATTATAAAGAAATCGTTAACATTCTTACAGCAACCCTAAACGAAAACGCAGGAGATTTGATCCTACAGCATAAGGGATTAGGTTTTATTCCTAATCTTGACGACATAAGCGTATCAGAATATGGAGACCTAGAAATGTTATACACAGAAGACGAAAGCCGAATAGATGAATTTATGAGTGTTCTTTATAGACCGATTAACCAAAAGCTAGGCAAGTCTTACACTATTAATAAATACGATGGTGATCCAAAACATATAGACGACATACACCAGTTACCTATGGACGTTGTACGTTCAGCAGTAGGTTTTTTTTTGGATTTAAGAGACGTATTACTGAGTTGTACCCTGAGGTATTCCAGTCAAAGGGAACAGAAGACGCCACAAATATAAAGAATAACTTTGGCAAACGTTGGGGATGGTATCACCATATAAGGGTATTAATGGCATCCTTTAACTTTACAATGGAGCAAGCAGAACAAATGCGAGTACATGAAGCATTCTTAGATATGTCTTATCATAACGACTTACACCAAGTAAGTAAACAAAAACAGTAGGTATATCGTTCTAATAGTATGAACGCATATACACAACTCCTTAACTATCTTCTTTTAATTCTATCAGCAGACATAGACATTAACACAGTTACCGAGGGCGAAGACCTAGACAGGATAGATATAGCGAATAAAAACATCTATCCTTTGGCGCACATAGATGCAGATGATGGAACGTTCACAGAAAACAACTTCCAGTTTAATGTATCTATACAGGTAATAGATCAAATAGACTTTAACAAGATAATAAGCACCGATAAATTCACTACTAACGATAACAGGCAAGATGTGTACAACACTTCCTTACAATCGCTTAGACGCGCTTATAATGAGTTAGCACGTAATGCAGTTATAAGCGTATCGGGTAACAGTACTTTTAGTAAAGTAAGGAATCAAAAGAATGGATTAATAGGCTATCAACTTGATCTACTTATAGAAGTACCTAACGATACTATGTCTATATGTCCATAGAGAAAGCATTAGATACTTTTGGTAAAAGGGTACAGCAACAGTCACGATCTAATTTAACACGGCTTAAAAAGAACGTAAGCGGGGATTTATACAAGGGTACTAAATACAATTTAACAGTTAGCCCTAATTCATTTAGCCTATCATTTCCTTTAACTCCTTACTGGAACTTCCAAGATCAAGGGGTGAGCGGTACGGAGCGTAAATTTAACACACCATTTAGTTATAAGACTAAGAAACCACCAGCAAAAATATTTGAATCATGGGCTAAGCGTAAAGGCATAAAGCCAAGAGGAGCAAACGGACAGTTTACAACTTTTAAATCGTTTGGCTTTGCCGTTGCTAATTCTGTATTTAAGAAGGGATTAAAACCTACTAAGTTTTTTACTACTCCTTTTGAAAATGAATTTAACAAATTGCCAGATGAATTAGTACAGGCTTACGCTTTAGAACTTGACGATCTATTAAGATTTAGCACTACTTAAACAAAAACAGTATAAATGTCGTTATAAATGTATGGCTACATTCTCAGAAATCGATATTACTTTTACGGACTTTTTTGTAACCGACTCAAGTGTTGATGCGTTTAACGTAGTTTACGCAGATTTAGGAGCTGGGACATTTCTTAAGCTACTGCAAGGCGTAGTAACTACAAGGTCAGGAGCAAACGAGTTTACACAAGGAGACAGCGCAGTTACTCAGGCGCAATTTTACAAGGCTGCAATAGATGCTGACTTCGTTCCAAGTGGTGAATGGGAGTGTACTATATCGGGCGCAGTTGTAACTATTAAAAGCACAGTAAACGACATACAATTTGAGTCAATTATAGCAGGTCAGGCTAACTTGCCTAAGTTTAGTATTGTAATAAGGAACTACTCTATACCACTTACTGACACAGAAGGTGTATTATTAGCAAGGTCAAACTATTACTTAACCAGACCTATCACAACCGAAGTAAATATAGATGTTAAGATGTATTTTAGAAGCGGTGACTTAACAGCGGCTCTAGGTACTGCCAACTATAATAAGAAAGTTCTAAGACCTAGCACAAACTGGGAGCATTTCGACGTGCTTATATCTAGGTTTGCTTTAGACTTCCTTAATCCTAAGCCAGTATATCAAGGTGCTAATGGTGTTTTATCTAGTTTAGCAGGGTCTGTTATAGGCACAACCATAACGACTAGCACAGACTTAAGTACTACGCCTGCTGAGCGTCTTAGCAACTTATTAACTACTAGAGGTTATGCTAACTATGCGGATGGTGCAACCTACTTAGAAACAACTAACGACATATTACTAACTTCTTTAAATAATCAAGTGTTAAAGAATGGTGTTATTGTTATACCTTTTATAAATAAGTCATCTAATGCAGATATAATAATAAGAGACGATCAAGATCAGATACTTTTACAGACCGTAAGGACAGACTCAGACATAGTGGAAGATAAAATAAAGTATTTATTCTTTAATACTACTGGTTCTTTATCTACATACTACTCTATAAATTCAAGCTATATATTTGAGACAGTAGAAGAGTGCAAATACACACCGCAAGATATTTACTTTTTAAATAAGTACGGAGTATTTGAGTCTTTTACATTTTTCAAGGCAAAAGAAAACAACGTTTCATTTACAGAAGAGGGCGAGTATAAAAACAACTATGTTCTAGGCGGTGCATACGATATTACAACACACCTTTACAGAGCAGGAAATAAGAACGCAAGGGAAACAATTACCTTAAACACTGGCTACATTAACGAGTCGCAAAATGAAGTAATTAAAAGTATCTTAAATAGCGAGTATTTATTCTTTAATAATGCAGGTACATTTATACCTATTAATGTAGATACTAAATCTTTAAAGGTACTTAGCAAACTAAACGATAAGTTAATTAATTACACTATCGATTTTAAAAACTCATTTGACACCGTGCAAAATGTCTAACATTGATTTAGCTTTATACATATACGAAACAGTTGAGGATGTTGTAACTCAAAAAAGGCTCACGTTATTTCCTGACGAAAAGATAAGGCTCAAAAGGTCAATCCAATCTTTGCAAGATTTAACTAAAGTATTCACGGACTTTACACAATCGTTTTCCGTTCCTGCTGACGACAATAATAATTCTATTTTTAAGCACTACTACGACGCTCAGATAGTTAACGGATTTGATGCAAGGGTAAAAATAGATGCAAGAATAGATTTAGGCGGTGTAACTTATAAAGTAGGTAAGATACAATTAAACGGCGCAAGCTTAAAAAGCAACGTACCATTAAATTATAACCTAGAGTTTTTTGGTGAGACTATTAAGATTAAAGATTTGATAGGGGATGATAAGCTTACTGATCTTGATTTAACCGCTTACGATCATAACTACGAAGCTGCAACAATTAAAACAGGATTAGAAAATAATCTTTTTAGTGGCGTTATTAAGTATTCTTTAATATCTTATAAGCGTAGGTTTTCGTTTCAAGATAATCAACTTGATAATGAAACGGATATAAATATAAAATATGATGCATCATTTACTAGCGGCATTGACTGGGAGGAATTAAAGCCAGCCATAAAAGTAGATGCAATTTTAAACGCAATAAAAACAGAATATAATTTAGACTTTACAAATGATTTTTTTGCGCGTTCTGAATGGCAAAATTTATATATGACGCTAGGTAATGGAAATAGTAATATTGATCATTTTAGCGGTATAGAGGTAGAGTCTTTTACTGTAAATGTTTATGCTAGAAACGGATCAACAGATTTGTTTAGGGGCAGAATGAGGGCAAGCGTTACAGTTAATAGTGGCGCACAACCTTATAGAATGGTGTTTTTAGTTAATGGTATTAGGCAATCTGAAACAGCTTTCACAACCAACACTACGCAAGCCTTTTCTTATGTCTTTGGACTAGCTTCTTTTGATCAGTATGTATTTAGTTACGAGATAGAAAGCAGTGGATCAATAGATGCAACAGTAGTTTGTCAATATGATTCTGAATTATATATCCCACCTTTTGGAGTTCCTGAATTATTTGACGCGCAAAGCACTACTAATAATTCAAATCTTTTAGTACCTCAGGTAGAAATTAAAAGGCAAATATCAGACATGAAAGTAGTAGATTGGTTTGCTGCTATTGTTAAAGCTTTTAACTTAACTATTGAGCCTTTAGATGATGGATCACTATTGGTAAATGATTTGCCTTCATGGTATAACACAGGTAATATATTTGACGTATCGGAGTATGTAGATATAGAAACTTTAGACGTAGAGCGTGGGAAGTTGTATAACAATATAAATTTTGGCTATGAAGATCAAGAAAGCTTACTAGCTAATGAGTACGAAGCGCAATTTGGGCAGCAATTTGGTGGCTTTGAAGACGAGTTAGAGAATATATCGGCAGAAGATGAGCTTAAAATAGAGCTGCCATTTGAAAACCCACAGTTTGAAAGACTACTTCCTAGCACAAATCAGTATGGATTTATAGTGGATAAGGATTTACAAGCCTATGAAAACGCTCCTTTCTTGCTTTACTTACCTAATTTGCAGTTAACTACCAGTAATTTCGTGGGATTTAGTGGAGATGCCTACACATCTTTACAGAATATTAACACTCCAAGCCACGCAATTAACTTAATAGATGGATTTTCAGCACAATTTAACGCAGAATTTAACGAATATAACGGTGGTTTATTAGAAGACAACCTATACAGTAGATTTTATAATGATTATTTAACGGATATTTTTAGCCCGCAGCGTAGGCAATACACAATTAACGCAAATTTACCTATAAATATTGCAACTGATTTAAGGCTTAACGATAGATTAATTATTAAAGGAGATAGATTTATTATAGATAATATTGATAGTGATTTAACTACAGGTATTTCTAAGGTGGTTTTACTAAATGACTTGTTTACATCGTTAAACGTGGGGGACATAAGTAAACTAGCTTATGAATCTGGATCGTTTAAAGAAAGCGGTACAATATATTATACAGGTTCAAACCTTGCGGAAGTTGTTACAGACTCTGATTTTATAACTTTGGCAAGCAGCACAATATCTAGCGGTCAAAACATATCTTTTACCTTATCCGCAAATGAAACAGGAAATGCAAGAGCGGGAACTATAAGCGTAATAGACAATTTAAGTTATCCTAAAATAACGGTGCTGCAAAACAAAACGGGATTTACAACATTTGCAAATAAGACAATTTTGTGGGGTAGTACCACAGTAACATTTAACGACTAATAAAATGGCAATACAAGACATATTAACTACTGACGACCTTAACGAAGGATCGGTTAAAATTAACGCAAATAATACTGAGTTTTCTACTTTGATAAGTGCGCTAGATGATTTTAAATACAATACTGGATTTTATTACATAGAGGACAAAGAATATACAGAAGCAGGTCCTTTAGTAATTACTCAGGGCATAGGCAATAAAGCAGCCTTAACAAATAACGCCGAAGTAACTAACTCTACGCAATGGAAGCCAGCAAGGGCTTTTCCTTTTAACTCAACAAGCAATAAATTAGTGTCTTTTGCTTTAGGAGCAAAGTTTAACATTGAAATAAGATTTAAAGCTAAGAGC